CTTTTTGATCGGAACAGACCCGATTGAAAAGGCCTGCTTGTGCCAAAACAGGTTAGGCTGATACAGGGTATCCGCTGAACCGCTAAGGGTTACAACGTCACCAGATACCGCTGCGCTGTCTGTGGTGTTATAGGCACCGTCCGCCTCATAGATGGCTGGGCCTGTAACAGTCAGGTTTCCTGCTCCAGAACCGTCAAGCGTGACCTCTGCCGTAACCGTTCCGCTCCAGACAACTACCGCGCCGCTTTCATCAAGCACAGCCTGTCGGGTTGAGAGGTTCAAGCGGTTGCGGCCTGTGATGGTGATAGTCTCACCAGCAGCAACAACCAGATTCGCCTGAAATGCCGTTACAGCCAGCACCTGAGTCATGGTGTCCTTTGCGCCAACATAGGTGACCGTTGGATTAGCAGACAAGGTGCCCGCTCGATCCGCTCCGGTTCCCGTGGTGTAGCTTGAAAGCGTGGTAGCTGACAAAACCGTAAGACCACCAAAATTCTCCGCGATGATTGCCTTGCGATGGGCATCAGAAACCAGAGAATCCCCAGCACCGAGAGAACGCTGAACGTCTGCCAGAGCAACCTGAGTGTAAGGATTAACGGCATAGCACCAAGGCGCATCCATTGGCACACCATTGGCTTTCATCACGGCACCAGCCCGAGCAACCTCAGACCAAGTGTTGACCGCATTGCCCACAGCACCAGCGAGCAGCGCCGAGTTCTTCATCATGAAGGCCGCAAAATCAACCTCCAGATCGGTGACAATCCGAGTTGCAAGCGGAGCAAGCAGTTTGTCCAGCCCGCCCATTTTGATTGCCTCATCCGCTTCGTTGTAGTCAACAAAGGTGGTGAAATAATCCTGAACGGTTCCGGTTGCTTTCCCCGTGATAATGGTGTTCGCGGTTTCTCCGGAAACGTCACCATCAGAAGTCCTGACAGATTTGTAATCGGTGGGCCGCTTGAAATCGTAGTTATCCCCAGAGTCTGGGTCATACTTCCCAGCTAAAAGCTGGGTGTCCACATTCTTGGAGAGAATGCGGTTGCTCTCGAATTGCTTCAAAAACGATTTAGCGAGTTTTCTTGTAAAATTACTATCAAAGTCGTTTGGCATTTGCTACTTGCTCCTATGTAAAAGTTGCACCCTTCAGAGCCGCGCCCGAGCTTGCAGAGGATGAACCTCCCTCAAGTTCTTCATCGGGCTCTGGGGTTGTTCTGTTTTTTGGTTTTATCTTCAATTCAGACTGTAAACGTCCCATTTCAGCAACGCCTTTGATCGGATTCGATTCGATCAAGCTCTGCAAGCGCTGAGCTTCAGCAGGATTTTTGCCCAGGAAATAAAGCAATACATGGGAATCATCAAAGTTGCTGATAACCTGATTCACAACCTGGTTGCCCAATATCTCAATCGCTTTATCTTCAGTCTCTGCATAATCCTTAGCCCCGATGGAGTCAGCTTTCTCATAATGAGCAATCTGTTTTTTCTCAAGCTCCCTCGTTTGGGCATTGCCGTTGCTTGCCACTTCTGCCTGCTGTCTCGATGCCTCCAACTGCTGAGCAACCTCAGATTTAATACGATGCTCATTGAACTCAGCCTGCTTTTTTTCAAACTCAGGATCGTATTGCCCACCGTCAAAGTCCTCTGGGTTGGGTTTAGTGATGGGCTCCGGTTTATTTCTTGATTGCTCTAAAGCGATTTTCAGGATTTTATTCTGCTCTCGCTCTAGCTCAAGATCGGAGGCCACCTTATCCGCCCGCTCATTGGCTTTATCGTTTCTTTCATTCAGTTTGTTGATCCGCTTCTGGAATCCGTTCTGCTTTGCTGGTTTGGGTTGCGAACCCTCGACCTCGCGCACAACTTCAAACTCTTGACCCTCTCCTGGTGCTTCACCGCCTTGATTCCCGGCATCCTCACCGGAGTCAATGTTTTCTTGGCTCAAGTCCTCAGAATCTTGATCTTCAGTTTTTGCCGCGTCTTGGTCGTTCGCTACTGCTTCGCTCATTGTTTAGCCTCGAAATGATGTTAGAGTTTGGCCTTATGGCCCGCATTTTTACGCCCAGCGAGGGCGAGTTGAATCAGCTAATCCCTAGCTGCTCTCGCAGCTTTCGGGACTTGCTATAAAGTTTGTCGCTTTTTTTAAAGCGCTTATCATCA